GAGCCATGTTGGTTCTCCTAGCAGCGGCCACCTATAACGGGGAAGGCAGCCATACCCCTATCCCTTGGGGGGGAATCCTGATTAACGACGAGACTTACGAGCCTTGCGTCCACTTTTCTTGTACATATATTACTTCCTGGTGTAGTCGCGCACCGTGCGCGACGGTTGCTTTGTATTACTTTGTCTAGCGTATGTCAAGCTAGGCGGCTTGTCCAGCCGTTGTAAGGACTTACTTTCAACTCGGGGTTGGTCAGCTTTAGGGCTGACAGATGCCTTTACAGCCATTACTTCACCTGTTTAAGTTCGGGTTTACCCTGCTGTTGCTGCTGGGCCATAGCTTGCGTTTCTTGTTTCTTTTCTAACTTACGCAAGCGGTCCTTGAGTTGCTGCTTCATTGGAGGCTCAAGCAAGTCCAGGAGCGACTCTTTGTCGATGACCTGGTTCTTGAACAGATTGAATGCGAGGGTACGCAAGTCTTCCATGAAGATGGGCGAGTTGCTGTGCGCGTCCACCTTGACCACAAAGTCTTTGGTGAACTGCTCAGCAATGAAAGGCAAACCCTCTGTGTCATTGAAGTGCGTGGCGTCATAAGACTGCATGCATTTTAGGTATAACGTGGCGAGCTTCTCCAAGCTGTCCTCAATAACAAGGGCACGCTTTTTAGCTCTTGAGGAGCCTAGACGTGCGAGCTGGCTAGCGTGTCCACTAGAGCGCACGCCCGACTCACCGCGACCCTGCAAGACGCTCACGATGCCCGAGGCTTCCTCAAACATAGAGTCAATCTCGCCTATCTCTTTGAAGAGGTCTGGCGGGATGGTGGGTGCGAGCTTGTCTACCTTTGCGTTGGGCATGTCAGTAGACAGCAGGCCACCAGCGCGGTTGAGCGCAAAGTTCTTCTCGTCCAGGATGCCGGTAAAACCTATCAACGCCGTTGGCGGCGAGACTTGTTTGCTCAGCAGGTCTAGGATTTCTTCCATGCGGCGATTACGCATCTGCTGCAGGAAGATGAGACGCTGGACTTCTGACTGGCCCCAGAAGTAGTCATACAGAGGCGACGGGCAGATTTGCACAAACGGCAACTCGCCCTTTAAGAATACCTGCTCGCCAGGGCGGTCATAGATGATGATGTCTGGCTCTGCTTTGGTGACAACCTGGTAGTCCTGGGTGTCATCATTCCATATCCAGAGTTCAGTCATCTCGACTGTTGGCTCGGCAACTTCTGCCTTGTACTTGTTCATCCCCGACAGGTCAAGGTTGACATTACCGTACATGGTTGGGTTGACCTGCGACATCACGATACGCTCAATGCCGGTTGCGACTTCCGTGCGCTCGTGCTGGATGAGGGTGATGCGGTGAACAATCTCATCTCGCTTGGGATGGCTGTACAGGCGTGCGTAGAGTTCAGACTTGGTAATGTAGTACGTCTGAACAATAGCCTCTTGGCGGTCCAGGTACGGCGTGTCTTCTCTGAGTACGCCGATACACGACGGCTCAACCATATAAGGATGGATGCCTTCTTTTAGGATGAGCTTGATAAAAGTGTTGTTGTACGCAAAGGCCCAGGAGACTGCGCTTGAGAACACCTGGTCAGCATTGCTGTTGAGCCACTCATCATTGAGGGCGCGGGTCAGGACGGGAATCTTGCGATGCTCAGAGTCTTTGACGGCTGCGCCGAGTTCAATGCTAAATCGCGTGGTTTCAGCAGAGTAGACGAACGAGGTCAGCTGGTCAATGTGCGGGAAAATCTTGTTGTACAGAGCCGGAGCTTCGTCCGGCCCGTTTCCAAACAGATACCAACTACGCAGATAGTTGTAGTCGTTACGACGGCTCTCTCTCGTCACCAGGCATTTGCCAATGATGTCGAGGTAGAAATGCTCACGATCTAGTAAGTTGGTTGGGATTTTCACTTCTTGATCTGCAGGTTCTCGTGGTCAGCTATATAACTCGCAGTCTTGGGTCCTGTCAAGTTCCCTACAGAACTTGGCAAAACACTGACCGATTCGTCCTTGACCGGCTGAAACTGGCCTTGGATGACCGATTTTAGACTCATATTCCCGCCGCCGCCCCAAATAGCGGCGTCACCAGGCCGAGGCTGGCGCTGTTCAGCAGCTTGGGCGGCTTCCAGCTCCAGTTCCCGCTGCACGTCATCCTGAGTGTTGTTTCTCTTGAGGTAGCCAGTCTGATGCTCGCCTTCACGGGTGGACTTGATGTCTGTCATCTGAAATTCTTTAGCCATTCCCTCCAGCGCGGCGTCAGAACGCTTGGTTCTCTCCGATTTGATGGCAACGGGGCGCAGGAAAACCACGGACACGTCTCCGTGACAGCCTTTCATCGGGCAGCGGTCTTCCCAGCCCTCAAAATACCCGTGCTCTGTGCAGTGATAGTCTTTCAGTACCATTTTTACCCTCTAAGTTTGTCATCCAGCGAATCCTCGCTGTAGTCATGCCTGTTTCTCAGGCCCACACGCAGCTTTATGCCTTCAGAGGTCACTTTCAGCCCCATAGACGGCATAAAGACAGGTTTGCTCTCACGTCTGTAGTCCACATATCGGGTGTTGTCCGGGCGTTTCATCACCCGTACATTCCCTGCCTTCCACTCTGCATACGCCTTATTGACCCGCAACTGGACCGTCTCTGACAGCTCTTCTTTGCCGTACAGGAAGATGGCACGCAAGTATTGCGGGTTGAACCCGGTCAGCTCAGCAAACAACGGAATGCTGATGCCACGATCCTGGTCCTGAAAGAACCGACGAATTTCACGCTTGAGCTGTTCCTTGCTCAGCAACTGCTTCTGGCGGTTCATCATAGTACTCCAGGGTATACCCTATGTGTTGCAACCAGTCTAAGAACTCTAGTTCTCTGAAGTAAGTGCTAACTTTGTGTAGAGGATGTGAGCACTTGATGTGGTTGTAGGACACGAGCTTGCGGTTGGGAGCGTGGTGCCCCAGCAGCTTGTTGAAGTCCACGTCGTCATGCCATTTAGGACCTAGGTACTCAATACCAAAGTGCTTGGCAAGGTCGAGTGGTGCGAACTTTATCCCGACGCCTTCTAGCTGGTCTTTGAGCATAGAGGTGAGCTGCACGTCCTCATTGCAGAAGGGTTCCTGGAAGTGCCCTGTGTGCATGATGCCGTGACGCATGGCGGCGCGTAGGAAGCGTTTGCTTCTGAGCGAAAACCCGCCGTTCTGTACCACCTTGGCCCCAGGCACTTCTTGCCAAGTGAACTGGATGTACATGTTCTCTCCTAGCAGGCCAGCGTGCGTGGGTGAGCCTATGTAGTCGTAGTCCAGGTAGTCATCTTTCCAGTTCTTGCCGTTTAGCACCCAGCCGTCATCCTGAACGGTCAGCACATACTCTGTGTTAATGTGCTGGTGCAGGCAGTACATCATGTACAGACTGTATTGCCGGTAGTTCAACGGGTTGGTATGTGCCCACTCTATACCTTGTGGCAACCCCCAGGGCCGCTCAGCAGAGATGAGCAAGCCTTTAGAGCCGGGAAGCTCACTCATGCTACGCAGGATTGCTGGCAGCGCGGAGGAGCCGTCATTGTGTCCGTAGACCGCACAGACAGTTATGTTCTCATGCATCTCCGTACATCCCTATACGCTTGAGGTAGTTGGACACGTTACGCCCGATAGCCAGCTCTTCAGGCGTATCGTTCTCATGCTGCTGGTTGACATAACGTGTTTCCCGAGCCGCGATAAGCCGAGGCTGCAGCTGCTCAGCAAAAGCAACGGTGGCTAGAGCTGCTGCGATAACACGGTCATCTTTAGCGCGACCTGGGGCCATGATGGAGCCACCGTCTCTGATGATGGTCTTCATCTCGTCTAGCAACTCCATGCTGTAGACACCCATCATGCGACGCTCAAAAAAGTCTTTCATGTAGGTCAACATGCGCTCTTTAGTGCTGGCAGTGGTCATCCAGCCTTTGCTATTGGCGGGGCCAGACAGGCTGTCATTGCGACGCCAGATGTAGTTCTGCATGCTGCCCAGCACGTCCATCAGGCCCTTGCCTATCAATGGATTTGCGTTGGCTGCAGCCATTCTTCTAAGGTTAGAGAGTTCGTTGTAGACGGCCTGTCCGGGGCCGTTAATCTCAAGATTAAGGATGCTGCCCTTATATGCTCCAGCCAGGTGAGCAATGACCCAAGCGAATTGATAGGTATTGAGTTCTGAGGTTGCAAACTCTGCGACCTGATCCAGTCCATCTGCGTAGCATCTAAAGACCTGCACGCAAAAGCGGTCTGCCCAGTCTGAACTCCCGTACGCCGGGTCTGCCCCAATAACGTAATACCCGTTTGCCACGGGTTCTTCCCAGACCTTGAGAGTCGCAAGACGCTCGGTAGATTTGAGCACTTCTGTGTCCTGGAAGAGCTGCCCAAACGCGTACCTGTACATGGCTGGCGAGAGCCTCTTAGCTTCTTTGGCTGCATCTGTACACCTCGCATTAGAGAAAAAGCTAGTTCCCGTCATCACAAATGCGTAGTCCTCTGTAGGCGGGAACTCCTGATACATCAGCGCGTCATCCTTGATGCCTTCGTGCATCTTCCAGCGCCACCACGCCATCTGCCGAGAGTTAATCTCGACGTTGTAGAGCTTCTTGATGTCCTTCACCCACTCCTTCTCTTCAGGAGTGAGCTTGCCATCCCAGTACACCTTGTAGACATCGCCTGCAGGGTCTGCTGAGTAAAACTGGTTTCTCCACCACCCACAGAAAATTGCTCTCTGCGTCCGGGCTTTCTTGGCAGTGGTGTACATGTCGTGAAACATATTGAACCCACGGGCGGTACTCTCAAACAAGTACATCCGATCTGGGTTGTTCTCTGCGAGGGAGGCCAGCAGAGAGGCTAGTCCTTCTTCATCTCCCCAGGAGGAGGTTTCTGTGCCGTGCAGGTAGGTGATTGCTTTACCGCGACCAAGACTGCCTTTTGCTCTAAGTCCAGCGACTTGATAAAAAATGCGGCTTCTGTTCTTGAGGGAAAGCTGATTCCGGTTGTGCCCGATAAGGGGAATCTTATATTCTTTGGGAAGACCATCCATGTACATGGCGAGGGTTGAGCGGAACATGTCACGGTTTTCCTCCGTATCCGTAGTTAGAGTACCCTGCAATCCAGGGTTAATAAAATGCCAGTAAAGATCAAGCGCCAGAGATATTGTCGTAATACCTAACTGGCGACCTTTGAGAATGACAAAGAAATGGACGTTATCTTGCAAACCCTTTGCAATCTCATCCATCACATAAGTTTGAGTACCCAGCAGGGTATCCATCTTTCTCAAACCCTGCTCTTTAGTCTCAATCCTTAACTGAGAACAAAAGGCGTAGAACTGCTTGATATTGAACTTACTCATTTGTCAGTCCTCACCCAGTTCTCTACATTCCACTTTGCCATCACCCGCGCAACATCCTTATTGCGAGCCAGCTCCAGCAACCTTTTATACACATTTTCT